GTTGTACCTTGTGAGCCAGTCTGACCTGTGGTTCCTTGAATACCGATTGTGCCTTGAGAACCTGTGTTACCAGTTGTTCCCTGAGTACCCTGCATACCAGTAGTACCTTGTGCGCCTGTTGATCCTTGCAAGCCAACTGCACCCTGAGTACCGATAGCACCCTGGATACCCGTAGTTCCTTGAGTTCCAGTAATTCCTTGCGCTCCGATAGTGCCTTGAGTTCCTTGTGGGCCTGTACCTGCGGTTTGAGCAAAACTGATGGCATCTGTGCCGATGATGATGTAGCCGTTAGTGCCTGTACCAACATTGTATTGAATATAGTTTTGACTTGATTGAGTGCTACCAGCAACTATGAAAAGATAATCTCCGTATTCAACCTGACCAGCAGTTGAGTTGTTATAGTCAGTAGCGCGAGTTAAAACATACGGCGCAATAATATTTCCAACTGTTGTAACTGTATAAATACCGTTGTAAAGAGCGTTAGTCTGATTCTTAACAAGTACGCGATCATTAAGGGATAGCGATACGCCATCAATTGAAATAGCACCGTTTGTATTATGCGTAAGTTTTGCGCCAATACCAAAGCCACCGCCTGCATCGGCTGAACCTGCGGCATAAGTAGCGTTAAGATCGGCAGTTGAGGCAACGCGAGCAGAAGCGTGTGCGTTATTAGAAGCTAATGGGCCAACTAATCCTTGAAGCCCTTGTAAGCCTTGAGCGCCTTGAAGCCCTTGCACTCCCTGAGTGCCTTGTGCGCCAACTGAACCCTGAATACCTGTTGTGCCTTGATTGCCTTGCAATCCTTGAAGTCCGGTGATGCCTTGAGTTCCGTTAGTACCCTGAATACCGTTTGTACCTTGACGGCCTTGAACACCCTGAACGCCCTGCGAGCCAATAGTTCCCTGTGTGCCAACGGTTCCTTGTGTACCTGTTGCGCCTTGAGTTCCCGTTGTTCCTTGCGAGCCAGTCATGCCCTGAGCGCCAGTAACGCCCTGCAAGCCAAGCAAGCCTTGAACGCCTTGTGTACCCTGAACACCTTGAACGCCCTGTGTGCCTTGCGTTCCAGTTGCGCCTTGTGTACCTACCGCGCCCTGAATACCTGTGTTGCCCTGTACGCCCTGAACTCCTTGCGTACCTTGCAAGCCTAATAGACCTTGCGTACCTTGAACGCCTTGGATTCCTTGAGTTCCTTGCGTTCCTTGCGTACCTTGCAAGCCTAATAGACCTTGCGTACCTTGAACGCCTTGGATTCCTTGAGCTCCTGTATAGCCTTGCACACCCGATCGTCCAGTGGTTCCTTGGGAACCATGCCCTCCCACCAGCCCCTGTACCTCTTGTGCCCCCTGTATACCTTGTGACTGTGCATACCCATAACCTTGTGCTCCCGTTGCTCCTTGAATACCTTGAGCAGCGTACTGTCCAGCAACGCCTTGTGCGCCCAACTTACCTTGAGTTCCCTGAATACCTTGTGCGGTAAACCCTGGAAGAATGTTGGTATTAGTCTCAGGAGTTACGCTGATGACTATTGGTGCAGGGGTAACTACCTGGATTGCGCATTGACAAGGCCAGTTATTACAAGAGTTGCAGTAGCTCAATTATTACCAGCTTCCATTCAAGGCGCCAGAAGAGTCGGTTACAGCTTGAGTTACGAATACTTGACCTTTTAGGTACGTGATCGCCACCTGTGAGTTAGATACTTCAGTGGCAAGTAGATCCCAGAACCCACGAACAGGTAGGTATTGAGTGTCGTTTACGCTTAGGGTTAGTTGGACTTTGCTGATAGCAGATGAGTAAGACAAGATATTTACGGTAAAGTTGGCGTAGATTGAAGGGGCATTTGGGTAAGTGCGGATTTGAGCGGCCCAAGTGAATAGTGAAGCGTCAAATGGGAAATCAAACTCAATAGCATAGCTATTACCTTGATAGAGGACAATGTCGTAATTTTGAGCATTAGTTGGTAGGGGGGATTTACCTGTAAGGTTGTTCTTAATGTAAACTCTCTCCGGCTTGCGGGAGTCATCTACCTCTTGACCAACATAGATAGGAACATACTTGTTAGTTGTGCGGGATGTCCGAATAAGAGTTCCCATTTCAATCTTCCACAGACCTACATTTAATTGTGCACAGAGGGTCTTGTATTGTTCCCAACGTTGTTGAATGATTCCTGTTAATTGGCGATAGCGCTCAGATCGGGGAATATTAACACCGTCTGGGGCTTGAATATCAATATCAAATGCAGCGTCTGTAGCCAAAGCCCAGAGAGCTTCAATGGTAGCTAAAATAGCAACTGGATATTCCTCAACAGCATCTAATGATGAGATAGTCACTTGAGTGCCAAAAGAATCTACACGGTTATATGTATGCTGGTTTACAGCATCATTAATAAAATTACATAGTTCAGAGTCTAAAAAATAACGATCTTGAAGACCCTCTACAAAGATAGTGGCGTTATTTGCTGGAGCTGTGACAAAGGTGATAATTCCAGTATCTTCCTCGATAGTATATCCATAAGGATAGGCAATAGGGTTACTATTGATAGTTACATAGAGATTAGTTGTTTCAATAGGCTTAATGCCTGTGGGGAATATGGTAGTTGTTCCATCGCCAGTGGCGGTAAAGTTGAAGGCTTTTTGCTGATCCCCAAGCTCTAAACGAACTCTAGAGAGAATGTCAGATAAAGCAGCCACAGAAACTCCCTACATTACGGTATGTATAATGATGGCGCATAGCGCTTGAAAAATCTCTACAAACGAAGAAGGCGCCCGTAGGCGCCCACTCCTAACAGGTTATGCTTAGATAACTCCTGCCAAGTAACCCTTTTCCTTAAGGTGCTGGGCTACATGTTTCTTAACTTTGTACTTTTGACCAGCTTTAAAGTTATAGTTATTTCCATGTCCAAGAGTCATGTTTTCAAGATCTTGTACTACACGGATTTCTACTTCATCTTCTTCAGTGGCTCCAACTGTAATCGCATCATCCACAATAACTGTGGCGCGGTTAGGTTGAGTTGCATCGATAGTGGTGGTCTCTAGGTCTACTTTCGCCTGAGCTGTAGCCATCGACATTGAGTTTGCGGCATCTTGCTGAGCTGAAAATGCTTGCTCTTGAAGTTGCTCGCGCATACGACCTGTTACATCAGTGGGCTTTGCTTTTGCCATTAGTTTTCTCCAATTTAGTGTCTCTGTTAGATAAGGCGGGGGTTTCAACGCCCCCGCCCTTTAAGCTATTAAGTTTTTCTTAGTTGGTCTCCGCAATTACTACGCTCTGATCTGTAATTAGACCAAGACCGAAGATTGAGTACCAAGCAAGTGCGTGCTCACGACCGAAGTCCAAGATACCGCCATCGCGGAGTTCGACTGGAAGTGAGATCGCGTGACCGAACGCGTTATCTCCAATGAAGATAGCTGAGTAGCGGTCAGATGCACCGTTACCGGTGAGTGTTGCTGGGGTTGTGTAGCCTCCACCAGGAACTACAACTGGGTTAGCAACAGTTGTATCAGCTGAGTAACCAGAACCAGCACCACCAGCAACCTTGAGAACCTGAGTGGTCTCAATGAATACTGTGTCGTAGAGGCGACCGATCTCACCGAGCATGAAGTTACCAGGAGCGGCATACTTCGTGACTTCGATGAACTCAGGCATGTCGCGGAGACGACGTGATTGGTGTGGGTGCACGAAAGCAACATAGGTCTCACCGAGGCGAGGGATGTTCTTTGTGGCTAATGTCTCGGCAGCATCCTTGATGGTGCGAGGTGTGAGGTAGTATGAACCGGTCATGCTTGCGCGGCTGGTTCCTTCTGTACCGTATGCGTACCAGCTGTTAACAGCGGTTACGTTAGAGCGATCTTCACCGTAGATGGTTGAAGAAGCTGAGTACAGGGTGTCGCGTGAAAGCTGATCAAGGTAGATAGCCATGTTACGACCGAGAAGACGTGAGGCAGAAGCCATTACGTCATCAAATGAAGCATTGAGCAAGAGCTCTGAAACAGCAAGAGCATAACCATGCTCTGTTACTGTGATTGAGAATTGCTGTGCTGTGAGGGCGTTTGTCTGCATACGAACACCTTCGACGAGCGGTGAAGCAAAACCGAGGTTGTTGTAACGCATGAAGTTGATCTGAAGACCAGGAGCAACACCGAGTTCAGTCTTCTTGACTGCGAACTGCTCAAAGCGAAGGATAGGCATTGCTTGGAACAAGATTTCCTTGGACCAGATTGTCTGAATCGCTTGAGTCAGCTGGGTGTTGGTACCTGAGTACGCTGTTGGTGACGCGGCAAGATTGCCGGTACCTGTAATTCCTGATGCCATTTATATGACTCCTAGATAGTTGTTAAATTAAGTGGGTTTAGCCGAAAAGTCCACGAGTCTTACCACGAGCGGAATCGCTCATGATTCGAGGTCTGTATTTCGCGTATTCATCCATGGACATTGACGCAATTTCTTGCGCCGTTAACGAACGTTGTTCCGAATTAGTTTCCAGTGGTCCTGCTGGTGGCAAAGTTGCCTTTGTACCAACCATTTCTCGGCGGGTTGCTTGCGAAGCTTCCTGCACCGATTCAAATATTCTTGCTGACCGTGACTTTAATCCTTCAACACTTGCTTGAACTTCTTCAGGGGTATTCCCGCTGACTAAATCAAGCAGTTCCGGAATAATATTGTCACGTTCTTGTTCAAGAAGTTGTTGACGATATGTTTGCAGTTCAGCAAACTTTTGTTCGCGCTCCAGAAGAGCGAAGGCACGTTCGCGTTCGTTACGCTCACGCTCCAACTGCTCTTGCAACTCTTTAGTTTTAAGCTCCACGAGTCCTCTAGTGTCTAGATCCTCTTCGAGCTTAGCTTTTTGCTGAGCCTCTTTTTCAGCGGCTTCAGCTGCTTTACGAGCTGCTTTTTCTTCTTTTTCTTTTTCAAGAGCAGATACTTTAGCCTTCAGTTCATCGATCTGAGGGTAAAGCTTTTCTTTTTCTTGTGAACGAACA